GCCGTGGCTGCTGCTGCGACAATGACGGCTGCTGAACTGGCCAACGGTTTGTTTGTGTTCAACGGCACTGCTGGTAGCTTGACTTTGCCCACCGTGGCACTTGTTGAGGCTGACATCTCTAGCGCTACCAAAGTGAACGCAGCATTTGACTTTGTCATCATCAACGCTGACGCATCAACCGATGATGTCACATTGGCTGCTGGCACTGGCTGGACAATCGTTGGCAACGCTGTTGTGACTGAAGCCACATCGGCTCAGTTCCGCGCTCGTAAAACCGGCGATGGTACTTGGACTGCATACCGCATTGCCTAAACCTAAACGGGGGCTTCGGCCCCCTATTTTTTAAAGGATTAAAAAATGGGTAATACCAAATCAATTGGCGTTGCGTACAGCGACCAAGACATTGACGGCGGCACCATTGGCGCAACTATTCCAGCAACCGTAGTCGGAACTACCGTTTACGCTACAACTGAAATTGGTTATACAGCTGCCGCACAAGGTACTGTGACGCAAGCAACAGACAAGTCTACAGGGGTAACTCTGAACAAGTCTGCTGGTCGTATCACAATGAACAATGCTGCTTTAGCTGGCGGCGCTGTGGCAACATTTACGTTGACCAATAGCACAATTTCCGCTAACGATACAATGATCGTATGTATTTCTAGCGTTACTACTGGTAGTACTGCTGCTGCTTACACTACTTACGTTTGTAGCTTAACCGCAGGGTCTGCCATAATTGCATTGCGTAATTTGAGTGCAACTTCATATTCTGAAGCAGTTGTAATCAACTTTTCTCTCGTCCACGGTCAAAGCTAACCAAATGGGGGCTAATCACCCCCATTCTTAAAATATGGCTGTTATTTACATGACTCATCCGGTTCATGGGGCTAAAGTCGCCACTATGGAACTTGAAGCAGAAGCTGATGAACAAAACGGCTGGACACGCTACAATCCAGACACACAGGTAGTTCCCGTTATAAATGAACTGGAAGTGAAAAGACGGCGCAGCCGACCCGTTGTTACTGAAGGAGCGTAAACATGGCCACATACACCGCTGGCGATCAAATCAATAGAGCGTTGAGATTGCTTGGCGTATTGGCCGAAGGGGAAACCTCATCTGCGTCTGTGTCTCAGGATTCTCTGATGGCAATGAACCAAATGATCGACTCTTGGCAGACTGAACGTCTGTCTGTTTTTTGTACGCAAGATCAAGTGTTTACTTGGCCGTCTGGTTTGATTAGCCGCACTATTGGCCCTACGGGTGATTTTGTGGGCAATCGACCTGTTCTGTTTGACGACTCTACGTACTTCAAAGCACCTAACGGTGTGTCTTACGGTATCAAATTTATCAATCAGCAACAGTACAACGGTATTGCTGTTAAGACGGTGACATCTACGTATCCGCAAGTGATCTTCGTCAACATGACGTTTCCTAATGCTGAGATGTTCATTTATCCTCGTCCAACCCAAGACTTAGAATGGCATTTTGTTTCGGTTCAAGAGTTGAGCAACCCTGCCAATCTGTCAACTATTTTGTACTACCCGCCAGGCTATTTGCGTGCGTTCACGTACAACTTGGCGATGGAAATTGCCCCTGAGTTTGGTGTCGAGCCTTCACCACAAGTGCAGCGCATCGCGATGACAAGCAAACGCAATTTGAAACGCATCAATAACCCTGATGACGTGATGTCGATTCCCTACGCTATTGTGGCGACTCGCCAGCGCTTTAACGTGTACGCAGGAAATTACTAATTATGGCTAACATTGCAATCACAGCACTCCCCGCCGCAACGGCTGCGGCAACAACCGATGTTTTGCCAATTGTGCAATCGGGTACAACTAAAAAACTTACTAATGCGTTGTTGTTTACCAATGCAACATTGGTTGCGCCTGCGCTTGGTACAGTTGCAAGCGGAAACATTAGCGCTTGTACCAGCACAGGGATGGTTTTAATTACGCCTAGTATTGGCGCAGCCACCGGCACAAGCCTTACAGCCACAGGCGCTATTGTGTCAACTGGCACTGCTGGGATAGGTTATGGCACAGGCGCAGGCGGTGCAGTTACCCAATTAACCAGCCGCACCACAGGCGTAACTATTAACAAGCGTTGCGGTGCTATCACTATGTTTTCTGCGGCTGGCTCTGCTACTGCCGCTACGTTTACTGTTACCAACAGTACAGTTGGCGCAAATGACGTAATCATTTTGAATCAAGCATCAGGCACTAACCTATACAATTTATTGGTTACTGCGGTAACTGCTGGCAGCTTTAACATCACTTTCTTGACTACAGGCGGCACAGCTACTGATGCCCCCGTGATTAACTTTGCTGTAATTGATGGTGTAGCTGCGTAATGAAAACGCCAATTCTTGGCTCAACCTATGTGGCTCGCAGCATCAACGCTGCGGATGCCCGTATGGTCAACTTGTTTCCTGAGATCGTGCCTGAAGCAGGTAAAGAGCCAGCGTTTTTAAATCGTGCGCCTGGTTTGAATTTGCTAAACACGGTAGGCACAGGCCCCATCCGTGGCTTGTGGGCTTTCTCGCCTCAAGACGGTACGGGTTTCGTGGTGTCGGGCACTCAGCTTTACAAGATCAATAACAGCTATGCTGCCACGCTGATTGGTACTGTGGCGGGTACGGGGCCGGTCAGCATGGCTGACAACGGTACTCAGTTGTTTATTGCGGCTAATGGCCCAAGCTACATCTACAACAACACCACCAATGCGTTTGGCCAGATTACTGACCCTGACTTCCCAGGCGCGGTAACCGTGTGCTATCTAGACGGTTACTTTGTGTTTAACGAACCCAACAGCCAAAAGTTGTGGGTTACAGCTTTGCTAGACGGCACGTCTATTGACCCTTTAGAGTTTGCTAGCACCGAAGGCTCGCCAGATGGTTTGGTGGCCGTGGCGTCCAACTTCCGCGAAGTCTGGGCGTTTGGTACTAACTCAATTGAAGTCTGGTACGACTCAGGCGCAACAGATTACCCTCTGCAACGCATCCAAGGCGCGTTTAATGAATTAGGTTGCGCTGCACCGTATTCGGTGGCCAAGATGGACAACGGAATGTTCTGGCTTGGCCGTGACCGCCGTGGCCAAGGCATCGTGTACCGCGCTAACGGTTATACAGCTCAACGCATTTCAACACATGCTGTTGAATGGCAGATTCAGCAGTACAGCGACTTATCAGACGCTATTGCTTACACTTACCAACAAGACGGCCATAGTTTCTATGTGCTGATTTTCCCAACTGCCAACACCACTTGGGTGTATGACGCTGCAACTCAGGCATGGCATGAGCGTGCTGGATTTGTAAACGGCGAATTTACTCGCCATCGCAGCAATTGCCAAATGGCGTTTAACAACAAAATTGTGGTGGGCGACTTTGAGAATGGCAACATCTACGCTTTTGACTTAGAAGATTATTCAGACAATGGCGGCATTCAAAAGTGGCTGCGCTCTTGGCGTGCGCTGCCTACCGGCACTAACAACCTAAAGCGCACCGCGCAGCACAGCTTACAGTTAGACATTGAAGCAGGCGTAGGTTTAAATGGCTTTGTAACGTCTGAAGTTATCTACCTTATGACGGAAGACGATAACTTTTTAATAGCTGAAAACAACAATTTTTTGATTGCCGATCAAGAAACTGGATTTACTCAAGGTGCTGACCCAGCTGTTATGCTGCGCTGGTCAGACGACGGTGGCCATACATGGTCAAATGAGCATTGGTCAACTATTGGCAAAATCGGCGCGTATGGCCACCGAACCTTTTGGCGGCGGCTAGGCATGACGCTCAAACTGCGTGACCGCGTGTATGAGCTGTCGGGCACTGACCCTGTAAAAATTGCCATCATGGGCGCTGAGTTGATCTTAAGTCCGACTAATGCTTAACGCCCCAATTACGCCCCCACGGGTGCCCCTGATTGACCCGCGCACTGGGTTGATTGATCGGGCGTGGTATTTGTTTTTCTTGTCGCTGAATAATGTAGCCACAGCGGTTGTTGACGATTCGGGACTTACATTTAGCGCCGAGTCGGTGATTGCGTCTTACGATGCGGCTTTGCAGGCTTTGGCTCAAAATGTAGAAACGCAACCGCTGCCTACCGATCTAAGCGCTGAACTGACTAAACAGATTGAAGCTGCGGGGTTAATTGATCAATCATCGGCGCTGCTGTCGCAAGTGGCTGAATTACAAAAGCAGATTGAGGGTCTTCAAATGACACCCTTGTTTAATTTTGGCACAATGGCTTCTGAAAACATTGGTATTTCTGGAACAGCAGCATTGGCAAAAATCACAGCTTTAGGTACAGACGGGTCTTTAACTTTTACCAATGGCATCATTACCGCATACGTAGCACCAACATAAGGAAAAATCATGACAGTCACCGTCAAAGTCCTTGTACCGGCCAAGTTCGCCGAAGCAACTCAAACAACCCAGTACACAGCGGCTGGCGTCACGGCCATTATTGACAAGTTCACCGCTACTAACATCAGCGGGTCTGCCGCTACGATCAGCGTAAACTTGGTGACGGTTGCGGGTTCTGCTGGTAACACCAACTTGATCACCAAAACCAAGACACTTCAGGCATCTGAGGTGTACACATTCCCCGAACTGGTGGGTCAAGTTTTAGGCATTGGCGACTTCATTTCAACGATTGCAGGCACTGCCAGCGCGATCAATATCCGTGTGTCTGGGCGTGAGGTTACCTGATGAAGTTTATTGAGCCTAACGTCCAGCATCATTTTGGCGGCGGTGTTTACGCCAAGGAGACATTTATCCCCGCCGACAAATGGCTGGTTCAGCACACGCACAAGTTTGACCATTTGTCGGTGTTGGCCAAAGGTTCAGTTGAGTTGATTGTTGATGGCGAATCTAATGTGCTGCACGCTCCAGCGTGCATAACCATTAAGGCAGGTAAGCATCATGGTATTCGTTCTTTAACAGATGTTGTTTGGTATTGCGTTCACGCAACTGATTGCACCGATGAAGATGAAATTGATGACATGATTAGCGCACCAATTGACCATCAACAAGTGCGTAAAATTGCTCAATGTTTGAGCGAAGGAGTTTGATATGGCATGGATGATCCCCGCTGCAATTATTGGCAGTTCTTTACTTGGCTCACGTTCGTCTAGTCAAGCCGCTAGTACTCAAGCCGCCGCCGCTGGGCAGGCCGCTGATATGCAATTGCAGATGTTTAGAGAACAAGCTGCGTTGCAAGAACCATTTCGTCAAGCTGGCGTTCGCGCATTACCCCAGCTTGAAAAACAACGCAACATGATGCCAGCGGCTTTTACAAGCCTAGGTAACATGCCAAAGGCCTTTACAGGCCAAGTCAAATTGGGCGAAGACCCTGGCTATGCGTTTAGATTGTCTGAAGGTCAAAAAGCCTTAGACCGTCAAGCGGCGGCGCGAGGTGGCTTAATTTCGGGTGGCGCTCTTAAGGCCGCGCAACGCTATGGCCAAGAGATGGGCAGCCAAGAATACGGCAATGCCTACAACCGCGCTTTGACAAACTACAACGCAGCGGTAAGCAGTGAAGGTGCACTCTACAACCGAGCGCTGACCAACTATAACGCAGCGGTGGCCCGTGAAGCTACAGGTTACAACCGATTGGCAAGTTTGGCAGGAATTGGTCAGACGGCTACATCTCAAATTGGTGCTGTTGGACAAAATACCGCCGCGAATATAGGCAATTTAATGACATCAGGGGCAGCAGCACAAGCTGCTGGCCAAGTTGGTGCGGCTAATGCATTGACGGGTGGTTTGAGCACTTACCTAAATTACAACCAAGGCAACAATTTGGTAAACGCGCTGAATTACGGCCGTTTAGCAGGCCAATATGGCGCAGGTAATGTATACATGCCTGGCGGTGGTGGCGCATCAGTTCCTAGTAGCTATAGTGGTAGCTTGTTTGATTAATAAGGAATAAGTTATGGCACTCAACCCAAACATTGCATTAGGCGTTCGAGGTATTGAAGTACCTAATCCATTGGCGCAGTACGCGCAAGTTGCTCAACTTCAGTCGCTACAAAATCAAAATCAAGTTAGCCAAATGCAACTTGATCAAATGCGCCGCGATGATGAAACATTGCGTCAAATCCAAGCTAAAGCTGTAGAAAATGGTGGGCCAAGCGATTTAAATCAAATTGCGGATGCGTATCTTAAATCTGGCAACCCTAAATTTGTAGAGTTTGGTATTGGCTTGCGCCAAAAATTGGATGACCAAGCCGCATTTAAGCGTATTGGTCAAATGGGCACCGCGCCAGCGCCCATTAATGCTATGGCTAGACCGTCTGGTGCTTTAGGTTCCGGCACATTTGGGGTTTTCCCCGAACCTACAACTAATGCTTTAGCACCTGCGCCTGCGCCTACAGGGCCAGACGTAAACACGTTACGTTCCAAAAGAGATGCGTACATTGCTTTGGGCACGCCTCAAGCTATTGCGGCAGCACGCGCTATGGACGCTGACATTGCCTTGCTGTCTAAAGAGTCGCCAGAAACGCAAACCATGCGTAGTTTGGGCTATCCGCTTACTACAGAAGGCTATAAAGCCTACCGCGAAGCGCAGCGTACAGAGCGTTTGTTGACCCCAGAAGAAGAAGCGCAAAAAGTGCGGATTGGACTGGCTAGCCGACCCCCCGCGCAGCCAAGGTCAGAACCCGCACCGCGTACACAACAAGTGACTATGAGCGACGGCACCTTGGGTATTATGAACATGGATACCGGCGCGATTACACCTGCTAATCTGGGCGGCGCACCAGTTAAAGGTAAGCCTTCAGCGTTTGCAGAAAAGACAGCAGCGCAAAAAGCTCAGATGGGTAAAGACCTTAACTTTGCGATCACACAGCTAGGCGACATCACAAAAGATGGCGGGTTGATTGATCAATCTACGGGTAGTGGTGCAGGTCGATTAGTTGACATTGGCGCTGGCTTTGTTGGCCAAGCAACAAAAGGCGCAATTGCAATTGGAAAGATCGCGCCCGTTGCAGACTTGGTGCTGAAAATGGTTCCACGGTTTGAAGGCCCGCAATCTAACAAAGACACTCAATCGTACAAAGAAGCTGCGGGTCAATTGGCCGACCCTACGCTTCCCACAGCGATCAGAAAAGAAGCAGGTAAAACTGTTCTTCGTTTGATGAAAGAACGTCAAGGTCAGTTTGTAAGTAGCGATATGGCTGCTGAAAGCGCCGCGCCTGCGGCTGCTGGCGGGGTTGTTGAGTTTGGGAGTCTAAAATAATGGACGTTCGGCTGCCCGATGGCACAATCATTAAGGGTGTGCCTGATGATATGTCTAAGGCCGACCTTACGGCTAAATTAAAAGCTAACGGATATGACGTCTCTAAATTAGAAACGCCTGCTGCTGCACCAAGCGAAATTCCAGCGCCACGTAAAGAGCGTGGATTTTTTGAGACTATTGGTGCGCCAATTCAAGCCGTTTCTGAAGGCATTATTAGCGGCGGCGGCAACGTCATGTTTGGCGGCCAACGATTGTTGGGTAGAGGGCTAGAAAAGTTAGGGGCTACGGACACGGGGCGTGCTTTGGCCGAAGATGCAATGCGTCGCCAAGCCGAAGCGCAAGCACGTGTAGCGCCATTTAAGCAAGAGTTTCCAATTTCTACCGGCGCAGGTGAGTTGGGCGGTGAGGTTGTGGGTACTGGCCCCGTGGGTATGGCAATCGCGGCGCCTTTGAGAGCAATTCCAGCAGCAGCGCCGTTAGCGCAAGCCATCCGCACTGGTGGATTTTCTAGCGGCAATATAGCCACACGCGCTGCTGGCGGTGCAACTTTAGGCGGCGCGTCTTCGGCAATCATCAACCCTGAAGACGCCGCACTCGGCGCCATGATTGGCGGCGCGGTGCCCTTTGCTGGCCCTGCGCTTGGCTACGTTGGGGGCAAAGTTGCAAACTTGCGAACCATGCCGCAAAATCGTGCAGCTAATCTGGCCCAAAAAGCTGCTGGCGCTGATCTTAAAGAAGTGGTCAACGCATTGCGCAACGCGCCGCCTGGCGTCGGTGTTGCTCAAACGCTTGCTCGATTTGAAAACCCAGCGCTTCAAGCCCTTGTAAAAGACTCTTTGGAGTCCACGCCTGAAGGCGCTCAATACTTGAGCAAGCTGGGCACTATGACTGAAAAAGAAGCGGTTAACGAACTTGCAAAACTTGCAGGTGGAACAACGGCAGCGGACGTCCGCGCCATAAATGAACTAGCCAAAGCAAACCTAAACACAATTACAGGCCCCATGCGTGAGTCGTCGTTGAACCGCGCAAATTTAGGTAAAGCCGTAGCTGATTACGAAGCCCAAGCAGGTAAATTAAGCGCAGAAGCCGCTGCCGAAGTGCAAAAAGTTCGTCGGCTGATTGAATTGGGCGACGTTGCCGCTGCGGCTGCGCGGCTGCAAGAAATTAAAGCAGGGTTGCCCGCTGGGTCAAGAGTGGCGCCTGCTAAGTCTCAAGCTGGTTTTTCAGACAAATGGGCAGCTACTTATACCTACCCAGGTAAATTGGCACAGATGTCTGATGAATGGGCATCTCAAGCGGCTAATGCGTCGCTTGATCTTGGACAAGGTGCACGTTTTTCACAAGCGGCGGCGGATGCTTTGCGCTCTGTCGGTATCAAACCTTTGGAAGGCGCACCGCTGGTTAGCAAAATTAGCGCTATTTCGCAAAACCCATCTTTTGCTGGAAACGATTTGGTGGAAGGGGCGGTCAATACTGTTGCGGATGACATAGCCAAATGGACAAGCCAAGGCGGCGTTATTGACGCTAACGCTTTAGAAGCCATTCGTAAAAATGCTGTTAACGCAGCAATTGCCAAGTTGCGCCCTGGTGCCGATGCTACTGCTCAACGTAATTTGGCCGCAAGCGTAATGTCAAACATCAAACCTTTGATTGACGATGCAATTGAATCGGCTGGCGGCGCTGGCTGGCGCGACTACTTGACAACGCACGCCAAGGGTATGCGTAACATTGCAGAAAAGAAGTTGACAGGCGAAGCCCTTGCTCTGTTTAAGAACAACAAAAACGAATTTGTGCGATTGGTGCAAAACGAATCGCCAGACGCAGTTGAAAAAGTTCTTGGCCCTGGCAGTTACAACATTGCGATGGAGCTGGCCGACAGCACAATGGACGTATTGCGCAAACAAGCGTCTAGTCATTTAGACCGTATTGCCGCTAGTAAACAAGCTACGGACGGGCAAAAAGCGTTAGCTACTTTAGTAGCTCAAAATACATCAGTGTTTCGTTTTCCAAATCTTATAAACGCATGGGCTGCTGCGGGCAACAAGACAATCAGCGAGCTAGAAAAACGCATAGGGGTCAAGACAACAAAAACATTGTCTGACGCTATGCAGAATCCCCAAACTGCGGCGAACTTGTTGGAATCAATACCCGCATCTGAACGAAATAAAATACTTCAGTTGATTAACAACCCTTCTGCGCTAGGACTTAAAGGCGCCGCCATTACTCGCGCTGCCGCATTGCCTGCCGCGCCCACAAACGCACTAGCCCCCGAATCTCAAAACGCCCTAGCACCTTAATCATGGACAACCAGCAAATTTTTAACATCGTGGTGAGCTTTGCAGGCTTTTTGGCTGGCTGGGTGCTCAATAACATCACCAAAGGTCTGTCACGTTTGGAAGATAGACTAGAAGAATTCCCGCAGCGTTACGTGGCTAAAGACGACTACCGCAGGGACGTTGACGAGTTGAAAGAAATCTGCAAGCAAATTTTTGACAAACTTGACCGAAAGGCTGACAAATGAGCGATGAAAGCCCTAAAAGCGCCTTGATCGAAAAGATCACGTTTGCCATCCTCCCGCTGTTGTTCAGTTGCGTGGTGTATCTGATGAACGCGCTGTCTAATTTAAGCCATGAAGTGACCATCCTGAACAGCAAAATCAGCTTGGTGGTTACTTCAGACAACAAGCAGGCGGTCAATACCGGCGCCGAACTGGCGCGTGAACGGCTGCGCCAAGACTTAGCTTCTGAAATTCAAAAGAACCGTGACGACATTCAGTACAACAGGCAGAAGATTGCCATCTTAGAAGAACGCGCCAAACACACTTGTGAGAAACCTAAATGATTACCTTACTTTCTACCATTGTTTCGTTTTTAATGGGCGGCTTGCCCAAGCTGCTGGACTTCTTTCAAGACCGCGCCGACAAGAAGCATGAGCTTGCCCTAGCGCAAATGCAGATTCAACGTGAGCTAGAAATGCGTAAAGCTGGCTTTGAAGCGCAAGAGCGCATTGAACACATCAAGTCAGAACAACTGGAGATTGAAACAAAGTCGTCAGAAAAGACGGCTCTAATCGGTGCACAGCAAGCTGAGATGCAAGCTATCTACGCTCACGATTCAAGCCTGAATGAGGGAACCAGCACATGGATGAAAAACCTACGCGCTTCAGTTCGACCCGTTATTACCTACGGATTCTTTTTCTTGCTTGTCGCAATCGACCTGACCCTCGCATGGCATGGTATCAGTTCAAACGTATCTTTTGAAAAGCTGGCCGAGCAGCTTTGGGATAACGAAACCCAGACTTTGTTTGCCTCAATTATCGCGTTTCATTTCGGTGGTCGGGCCTTTGGCAAATGAACGTCAGCGCCAAAGCCATTGGCATGATCAAGCACCATGAAGGTGTAAGACAAAAGCCATACCGCTGCCCAGCGCGGCTTTGGACGATTGGTGTTGGCCACGTTTTGTACCCTGAACAAGGCAAGCTCAAGATAGACGACCGCGACGGCTTTCCTCTGCGCCCAGAGGATGACCGCAAATTTACGATGGATGAAGTAGACGCCATCCTTGCGGCAGACTTACAGCGGTTTGAGCGCGGCGTGGAAAGGTTTGTGTCTGTGGCCTTAACCCAAGGCGAGTTTGATGCCTTGGTTAGCTTTAGCTTCAATGTGGGGCTAGGCACGTTACAGCGCAGCACCCTACGTGCCAAACTGAACCGCAACGACAAAGACGGCGCAGCGGATGAGCTACTCAAATATTGTTTAGCTGGCGGCAAAATCCTCAAAGGATTACAGAACCGCCGTATTGACGAACGGGCGATGTTCTTTAGTCCTTAAGAATGTAAATTGCAATCAAGACCGAGACAAGCAAGGCTAAACCGCCAAGCAATAAGAGCAAAAAGATTTCAAGCATTTTTTTCCTCTAAGTTATAAAACCAATCGTCCCCTGCACTCCACTTGCGGGTGCCATCAACCGTGTAAAAAGTTTGAGCTGCCTGAAAGTCAGGGAATTTTGTTTCAGCAGGAATTAGGCTTTGATCGTACCAAAGGCAACGATTGTTGGGCTGACAAGCAAACTGGCCGTTATCAAGCGCAATCCAATTAAACGACTTATGTTCTTCAGCTTGCTCAGTAAAGCCCGTGTCTAAATCCATGCCGTCAGCGCAGAAGTCCACCGTAAACAAATAACGGCCAAAGTGCCATGCCTTGTCTTTGCCAAGAAACTTCACGCCGAGATTGCGGAGGCCAATCTTTTCAACAATAGTAAAGCGGTAGCTCATGCAGTCCCACAACTGAAGTGCGTCAACAGGCAAATCACCATGCTCTGCTTTCCAAACATAAGCGTGTATGGGCAGCTTGTCGTACAGAGCGCCGTAGTTGGGCAACAGCGACTCAATGCGAAATACCTGGCCACGTAAGGCTTTGAGGCTCACCCAAATGGCTGGCTCTAACTCGCCGTGGCCTTTGGTGTGGTTGTACAAAAACTCACGTCTAACAAAGCACTTCAGGGGAGGTAGGCTTGCAATAATGTAACTCACGTATTTTTTTCCTTAGTAGGCCACTGCGTCCAAATGAGGGGTTCGCCCTTCTCATCGGGGTTGACCTTCATCCGAACCATAAATTCATCTATGGATACTTGAACAGGCTTTGGCACTGGCACCCATCGCGTGCGGGTGCGCTGGATGCGTTCGATTTCTTCAAAGGCTTCGTCTTCTGGCGTCTTCATGCTTTAACCTTTCTATCGTTGAAAACCTATGTAAGTTGGCGCACTCATAGCGCCGGTAAGTGGAGTTGTCAGGGCGCTTGCGGGTGTCTTTAACATTTGCCCAAGCGTTGCACTGCGGACATTTCAA